ATCAATATAGCCGGAGTTTTTCTAATATTATCCGAACCACAACAAAGACAATGTTTAGCTAATTTCATTTCTTGTCCTCAAAAAATAGATCAACAATTTCGCCAATATAAGAAATTTGCTGTTCTGTTATGATTGGCGATGTACCCAGAAAGAATGTGTCTGTTGTAATTTTTTTGGCTACTGGGAAATCATTCAAATCCATATCTCCAACTAAATGACTATAAGCTGGTTGCATCAAAATATTTCCAGCAAAATAAGGTCTTGTCTGAATTTTATGTGATTCAAGATACTGGCAAATATCACTACGCTTAAATGGTGCGTTATCTTTTATAGTAATAGGAAATGCAAACCAATTAACATCTGAATTTTTTTGTGCTACTGGAAGAACAAAGTATTCTTCATATTTGCTGAAAATATCAAAAAGCAACTTATAATTTTTTTGACGTAATTTTTTGATTTCAGATAGTTTGTCAATTTGAGCCAACAACATACTAGCTTGAACTTCAATTGGTTTTAAGTTATAACCAATTTCCTCATAAACATACTTATGGTCAAAAACTTCACCTGGGATACTTGGCAACCATTCAGAAAATCTTTTATTACAAGCTCCGCACTCTGTAATATTTTGCTTACCAATACAGAAACATCCCCTGCCCCAATCACGAATAGAACGAATTACTTTTTCTAAATTTTCGTCATTACAAACAACTAATCCACCTTCTCCACAAGTAATATGATGAGCAGGGTAAAAAGAACAAGATGCCATAGTACCAAAGCTACCCAAAGGATTACCGTCGAATAATGACCCCAAAGCATCACAACAGTCCTCTAATAAGATCAATCCATAATGATCAATAATATCCATAAGTCTGTACATATCAGGTGGATTTCCTAATACGTGAGCAAAAGTAATAATTTTGATTTCTGGATCAGCTTGCAATGTAGCTTCAACATCATCTAGATTTAAGTTTAATCCATCTAAAGAAATATCTACAAATACAGGCTTAAAACCACATTGAAAGATTGGATTTATAGTAGTAGGAAAACCAGCAATAGGAGTAAGTACCTTAGTTCCTTCTGGTAAATTAAGATATCTTTTTGACTTCAATGCTGACATCATCAGAAGGTTTGAGCTACTACCTGAGTTAGTTAATAAAGCGTGATTTTTACCAAACAAAGACGCTAATTTTTTTTCAGCTTTGTATGCCTCAGCTCCTAAAACTAACCAACCATCTAATAAAGTTGAGACTGATCTGACAATTTCAGTGTGATCAAAATAAGGACCTGCATAATGGACATGATCTTTTCCAGGCCTCCATTTTTTATTAGGTTCATTTATGATAAAATCTTCAACTAATTTAAGTAATTCTTCTTTAGTCATAAATAAATTATACCTTTAGTGCTTCTTCTATATCCATATTTTTCCTCAATAACCTATAACGAAGCTTTTGATAATTAACCTCAAAACGGATATCCTGAGACCAATTATTTCCACCAAACAATTTCTTCTTTGCAGGTTCTATTTCCAATCAAGTCTATATATCTTGATTTTGGAATATTGTGCTTTTCATAATTGCTTTTTCCTACAATTCCATTCTTATAATCATCACGAACAATTTTGGCAATTTTATAACTTTCTAAATCTTTTTCAGATTTTTGTTTTCCTAAATTAAGTCTTTTATCTGTAGAGAAAATTTGTTCAATAGATAATCCTTGTCTATATCTTCTATCCAAAGTAGATTTCGAAATATCAACTTCTTTGCTCCAATCTGAAAGCGACAATGTTTTATCATTGTATGTTAGATAAATTGTTTCTTGATTTAATTTTTGATATACATAATTTTCATCAAACCAAGTTCGATTTGATAACACATCATAAATTGTTGAAAGGGGTACATCAAGTTGCGAAGATATATCTTTAGCAGAAATATTCTGATGTAAACTTCTAATATTGTTAGCTACTTCCTGATCTATCTTTTGATTATTGTGAGGCTTTGGGTCATCACCAACATATTCTGATAATTCTAAATATTTTTTATATTTTCTTGAAAGTCTTGTTTCTTCGGAGGAGTCTTTATAAAGCCAATCTAAAAATGTTTTTGCAACATATTTACCACTAAAATAAAGATTAGTGTAAGTTCCATTGTTTTTTATACTGCCTTCTGAAGTGCTATTGTCTTTATTGTAAAATTTTTTAAGTTCAGATAAAAAGTTTTCAGTGCCCACAATTGATGCTGAATATTGTCCTTTCAAATTATTAAAATGAACGCACCCATCTCCGTCAAAGTATCCTCTAATAAAATGCACTAAAAATTTTGTGGGTATATTTTTACACCATTCAAGATTGTAAGTTTTATTTGTAGTGCTGTAGTAATTATTAATATCTATCTTAATTTGGTTAGAGCATACCCTAATAGCCGATTGATTTTGACCATTTTTCTTAGGAGTAAAATAAATTTTCCCATTATAAGAAATCTCCTTTTTAAATCTGATCAATACCTCTTCATCAGATTTAATGATATTTATTACAAGATAATTCATTTTATTATCAAAATTTGTAATATGACCATCAGCTGCAATGAATCCCAAATAATAAGCTGATTTTTCTGACAATGTTGAAAAATAAAAATCGTTTACTGAATATGTTCTATTATCCGTCATTTTACGACTCCCATAAATAGATTATACCATAAATTCAAAAATAATAGGAGGAGAATGAATCTCCCCCTACTATTGTATACCAGACTATAGTTTCAACTGACAGTGATTCTGCTAACAGCGTAATCATTTATCAAGGCGAATCCTAATTCTTCGTAAACAACCCATCCGAGTCTAAGTCTCTTTGGATCGTCTGCAGGAAGAACAGTAATGTCTTGGCGAACTGGCATTGCACCAACGAATTGGGCAGGAGCGAGAACGTAGACAGAGTTCTTAGGAACCATTGTTGAGACGTGGATGTCTGCGGAATAAATATGTCCGTAGAGACCAGTCATAAGAATATCTCTTTGAGTTGCCTCATCGAAGAATTCCTTACCCCAGTTTCTGATATCCTTGTATCTTTGTGGGTGAAGAACAACCTTAGCACCGATCAACTCGTGCTCTTCAATGAGGGTCAACGCAAGGTTGATGTTCTCTGGTTGAAGAGTACCGGAAACGGAAATTGCTTGGTCAGTTGGAACACCAGCATTGATAACCTTGAAGACTTCAGTATCTTCTTGTCTTTGGAGGGAGTCCTTAGCACGGACTTGAGCTCTATCGACGATGTAGAATCTTCTTTGGCGGATTTCGTTCAATCTGATTTGTGGGTGTGCAGCTAATTCAACTGTAGGAACGAGAAGCTCTTCAGCCTCAACCTCAGCTGTTGGAACAGCACCACGCTTAGGAATGACGTATGACTTAACAGCAACGTCTCTCTCATAGCGAGCAAGAGCGCCTTGTGGGAGCTCATCAACCATCAAAAGCTTACGCCCGATGGCTTGGTACATGAGGGAAGTCTTGATTGGCTCAACCATTGCTTGTGCAAGAGCTGTGCGTCCCTCTGGAGTCTCAAGAGCCATTGCAATAATGGATTCTCTTTGCTCATTTGTGTTTCTCTTAATCATTGACATTTGAATAATTCTCCTTAATTTCCTAAGCTACAGATTATGCACCACCAGCCATTTGGGTGAAGTAAAGTAAACCAGCAGCTGAATCATAGCTGTCAACTCTACCAACGATAAGACCGTCGGTACCTGGAGTAGAAAGCTTAACTAACTTACCAGCATTTGCGGTAAGGGCAGCGACTGTCAAAAGATCACCAGGAGCTGGTGACCAAGCTGAACCACCATCGGTTTGTGCAGCGTTGGTAACACCACCAAGGTGAATTCTGTCAGTAACAAATTGTGCGCCTGGGGTATTGAAAACGCCTACGCCTCTTCTTGGTCCTTCGTATCCTGTGGAACCAGATGTTGGGTTTGTAACACCGTTGACGTTTTCAGCTAAGAAGTCGCCAATAGCTCTCTTTGAAACAACGTAAAAACCGTTGTTGTTTGTTACAAGAGCGCCGTTTGCATCGGTGTATGAAGAACCAACTGGATCAGCAAGGATCATAGTATTGCCGGTTCTTGCTGTATCATCAGCTGAAAAACCTACAAATCTACCAAGTTGTTGAGCAATTGTTGTGAAGCCAGTTGCTGCTCTAAAGCCAGCGGAAACTGTTCCATCAGTAACGCTGATCATAAGAGCGTCACCAGCGAGGAATGAAGCAGAAGCAGCTGTGTTGTAGTTAGCAACTACGAGTGTGTTTAATGCACGAATAGCCATTGTTTATTTCTCCTAATTATTTGTGAGGAAACTAATCCTCAATTTTTGGCATTGTCCAGGTACCCTTCAATGCACCTTGGATGTCAAGAGCTGCACTGTTGTTGGATAAACCACCACTCAATGCAGGGGATGTAGATACGCCTAATGTTGAAGCGGTTCTAGTACTCATTCTTTCAGCTGCTGCAGCTACAACTCTTTCGGTTGAAGACTGTGCGGACTTAAGTAAGAGTTTGGTTTGTCTGATCATTGAGTCAGACTTAAGACCATCATTGATCATTTGTTCAGCATATGAATCAACTTCTTCTGAAGTAATAATTCCAGCTAATGCCAACTTTGTAGCACAGCTGTAAGAAGTCTTAATTCTTGCTAAGTCAAGTGAAGTGTTAGCTAATGCATTTCCAGTATTTTTAATGCCCTCTAAGGCATTTCCCATACCATCTTTTGCTTTAGTAAGACCTTCTTGTTGTTCTTGAATTTTATTTGTATCATATGTTGCAGAATTTCTGTCCATATCGTCTTCATCATCTTCAGAAGCATCTTTATTTGTTGGACAGTCCTTATTTGCACATTTAGTGTTAGGATCTTCCATAGCTGCTTCTGACATTCTCATTGAACTTCCGCAAGAAGTACATTCAACTTCGTGATCATCTTTAGAAGCTGCAACTGTCTTTGTGGTCTTGTGTGGCATTGAAGGCATTTGTGTTGGGATTTGTGGATGATCTACATCTTCCAATCCTTCAGAAGGATTTTCTAATTCTTCCCAATCAACTGTGTACTCTAATGAACCATCTCCGGAACCTTCAAACTTACTAGGCTTTGTGACTGAAGGAAATTCTAATGAACCTGGATTCATTGTTGGAACTTTTTGTTCAGCCCAAGTTGGATTTTGTTCCTTAAGTGAATTACCCTCACTACTTTGCATAGTCATACTTGGGTATTCAACTTCACCAGTCATATCAACCATATCTTCGTTATACTTAAATGAGGCTGACGCTGCTGGATATGTTTCTTCTTCTGAAGCAATCTTCTTGAGAATCTCTTCTCTTTCAGCTCTTCTCAAAAGAGCTTCTCTCTGTGCCTTGCGCTCAGCCAATGCTTGTTTAGTCATTGATCTAACCTCTTTGCTTTTTTTTATAAATTGTGTCTCATTGTCTTCGTCATTTTCTAACTCATCTTCTGAATCCATATCATCTTCGTCATCATTAAAATGGGTGATATCTTCATCATCGTCTTCATCAGAAACATCATCTCCGCCAAGAAGATTATCTAGCGCCTGTTGCACAGCTTTTTGTGCTCGGTCAACCATATCAGCGGGAACTTCAATCTCAAAAGTGGCGACATCATCACTATCTTCTACTTCGTCTTCGTCATCCATATCTTCATCAGACATGTCATCATCATTAACATCTTCTGAATCTTCATCACTCTCAAAGTGATGAAATTCCATATCATCTTCTTCATCATCAGATTCATCGTTTGCGAAGTCAACAGTCTCTTTGCCATGATCAAGGTCTAAATTTGAAACGTTAAGACCAGCTTGTCTTGCAATGTTAGGAAGATACTTTGCTCTAATTGCTTTTGCGACAACGACAGCTTCGTTTGTATTCAAAGATGCTGTCTTTTCCATGTCCGAAGCGCAGTTCATAAGATCTTCTTTATCAGTTGCATTAATTTCAGCTAATCTCATTGCTGCAAATTTTCCCTGATTGGCTTTATTCGAATTTTTATTCATTTTTATGCTGCTTCCCTTAATAAAAATAAAATCTTTTATCAAAGAATTTATAAATTAGTTATTCATAAACTTTTTTTTATCTTCTAGATAACTTGTTTTTACACCTTTTTTCAAGCAAAATAGTGGGGGAGTAATTCCCCCACTATTTTGTGCACTAATCTATCCAAGTAATGGATACATCAAGCTTTGATGGATCTTTTTTGGATGCTTGCACAGTTGTTCTTGAATAGTTTCCACATTTGTAACAGAATGTATTATTCTTGACCTTATGTGCTTCTCTGTTACCACAAGATGGACATACCATACCGACAGGAAGCATTGATTCTGCAGTTCTATCGAAAGTTGGTAATGCAGTCTTCAAATAGACATCAGAATCAACTGTAGCTGATAATCTCACCATTGTTCTAATATCAGAAGCGACTGGACCCATTCCTGGAGCTGCTGGTGCAGGAGCTGGTAATTCAGCAGGAGCAGTGGCAGCACCTAAACCAGTGTCAAGGCCAAGACCCATTGGGTCTTCTTCAGGTGAATCCTTGCCCTTATCTCCCATAGAAATCAATTCAATTTGTTGAAGAATTTTGTATGTAGTTCCACAGCTTTGGCAGTCTGCATTAGATTCAGAAATGTTTACATCGTCAGCACCACAAACAGGGCAGACAGAACCCCAAGGCTTCTTATCTCCTGGTTCTGTTACTGCATCCATATCTGCAGATTCGTTCATATCAGCACCACCAGTAAGTGAAGAAATACCTAAATCACCACCAGCAGGAGCTCCACCACCTAAACCTGGATCAACTGGACCAGCTGCAGGACCTTGAGGAGCGGGAGCTCCCATACCTGGCATAGCTTGTGCGTATTTTGCTAAAATATCATCTCTTCTAGACTTTCTAGCTAATCTAGCACCTTCTGTCATTATAACTGGCATTTCTGCAGTATCTTCAGCATTCATTTCAGTGTTCATTTCAACAGACTCTTCATCTGCTTTGAAAGTTTTTGAGGAAGATGTAGAAACTGTCGCTGTTACATCACCATTTTCAGAAACAATTAAGTCTGTAAATGAGAATGTTCCTGGATCAACTTGGAATCCGTGTCCTTGAAGAACTTCAATGGCCTTTTGTTTGAATGATTCATCAAAATTGCTATCACTTGGTAGTGTGCCATCTAAATCTTCAGCTCTACACATAAATCTAATACAATCAGATTTGCTTTGAGTTACAGTAATACCAGCTGTTCTTTCAGAAGCAACTACAGCCTTGGCAACTAATTTCTCTGCAACTTCAAATTCTTCACAAAGTCTCTTTGCAGCTTTAGCAATTCTTCTAGTACTAATTCCAAAATTTGTTGAGTAATCTGCTAACCAACCAACAACATTATCAGAAATATTTTTGGTAGATGCAGTCTTTACACCCCAGAATTCTCTTCTTGCTCTAGATCTCAATCTTCCATCAGTTGCAGTGGCTGTTTTAGCTCTATCAATTGCAGCCATCAACTGTCTCTCTGGCATAGCGTCAACTGAATCAACTACTTCATCAGGAGTTGTGCCAGTTTCTTTTGAGGACATTGCCATAGCAGAAATTGCAGATTTAAGATCATCTTTAGAAATAAGATCAGCATCAGAATCTACAGCTGACATTAAGGCAGACTTGAGTTCTTCATTTTTAGAAGGAGCGGTCTCAACGTCTAATCCTTCTTCAGGAACAGAAGCTTGTCCCATAAGAAGTTCAGCAATTCTTGAAACACCCTCTTTGGTCATCTCGCCTTCTTCAACTGCAACTGAAAGTGCATCAGCAAGATCTTGAGCAGTTACTTGAGAAGTAACTGCTGCACCTAATTGTTTGAGAATTGCAGATACAGAATTTTCTGGTTCAGCATTGCCACCAAAGAAATCAACTTTTTCTGCTTTATCTGCTTCCATATCAGTTCCAGCAGCAGCAGTTCCAATCATTTCAGGAAGCATTGGTTCTTCAGCTAATGTTTGTGCAATCCTTACAATTGTCTTAGGAGTTTCAAGTGATGAAATTACAGCCTTGCCTAAGGCATTGATTGTAGCAGCCATAATTTCGTGAGCACTTGCAGAACCTTCTGTACGGCAGCAAGCTAATTGTTTTTCTAAGACTTCAGTAGGAACACCATGAGTTACTTCATCTACCAATTCAGTTAAGGACTTGCAAACTTCTTCATCCTTGACTCTTCTGCCATAAAGACCAGCATCTCCAAGAAGAATTTCTCTTACAGCGTCTTGACTTGCACCTGTTTGTTTAGATTCTAATTGCTTCTCACGAACTTCATTCACAGTGCCAGTGTTTTTTGATTTAACACCTTCGTATAAATTATCATATGATTCACCGCTTCTAACTTCTTCAAGTTGCTTCTCTCTGTCATCAAGTCTTTCTTTGACATCAAGCAAAGCAGTCTTGACAAATTGTGAGTAGTCCTTGAGCAATTCAGCAGCAACTCTTGTTCCTTGTCCATTTTCCATTAAACCAAGTTGGTTTTCATTCAAAATAGGTTCCCAAGTAGTTCTTTTCCCACCTGTATAACCTGTAATTGAACCATCAGTAGAAAGAACAACTCTATTGCCTGCATTATCCTCGACTTTAAAATCGATTGTAACTGCAGCAGCAAGTTTTTTTCTTTGCTCTGATGCAATCTTTGCAAAGTGATCCATTTGATTTCTGCTCCCCGCCACAAAAGGCGTATTTGTTTTTATATTTTTGCTTCTCTCATTAGCAACTCTAATGACATTATCAATACTTTTTTGAATTTGAGCATCGTTGTTTAAATTTTCTTTTAAATTTAATATGCTTTGTGAAAAATTCAAAATTTTATTGGAAGATGAACCTTTTTGAATACTGGCAAAAACTTCTCTTTTGCCATCTCTTGAAGCCCAGACCAAATTGTGATTGCTAGAGGCTAAAGCAACACCGCCTCCAACTTGACTACCTTGTTCTCCAGAATAGGTAAGATCCATTACCTTACCTACAGATTCAGTCGGCGCATAATTAGCCAGACCAATATTGGCATTCATTGGAGAAGTTTGTGGAGCTTGCCCCTGCTGCATATTTTGAGGTTGATTGATTTGTTGAGGCTTTTGCCCAGAACCAACATCAACGCCATCATCAATCATATCTTGCATAGTTGATTGAAGTTCTGCCATTGATTTAGTGACTTTGCCTACGTGTCCCAAATCAACATTGTCTTTTCTTGCAAACATATTCATCACTGCAACTTCTAAGAAGTTTAATGACAAGTTGATCAAGTCAAGAATATTTAATCCAGAAGCAGGGTCAATTCCTAGAGCTGTTAAAACTGCTTGAACAGTAGAATTTTGATTTGCTCCAGCTCCTGCTAACAAAGGACCACCAACAAGAGTACCAGCTTGTTGTGCTAATCTAATTGCAGTCTTGGATGTAGAATTTGCTACCCTTAAACAATTTTCGTACTCTGATCTTATTTCTGATTCTTTTGGAGATCCTTGCAATGCTAAAACAATATTAGCAGAAAGTTCATTTGCTTTCTTTTCTAAGTTCATTGCAGCATCTAGAACATCATCAACATCGTAAATTTCTTGAATTTCGCACGTTTCAAAAGCACCATCGCCCACGCAGCTTAGTTCAATAAACTTGACACCATAGTTCTTCTCGTATGCTTTTTTGCCAGATTCAGGATAAATCTTGCCTTTATATTTTTTGAGATGTTCGCAGTAATCTCTTTCAGTGTATGCTTTATTTCCACAAATTGAACAAACACCCCATTCAACACTTGCACCCATTGAAACATCGTGAATTACACCAGTACGAATGTTTCTAGCTATATCAGGGTATGCTTCTTCATCTACGAAGAACGTACAATATACGCAATCTTCTTTTTCGTCCCATTCTGCATAAACAACCATACCTTTGGCTTGTTCGATGTCGTCGTTTTTATGATTGGTGTAAATTGGAACACCTTCAAAGGTTTTATAAGCTGGAATTTTTTGTCCTTTGATTTCAACTTCTTTGAGGAGTTCTTCTTTCGAAAATAAGTCTCCGTTAGCATTTACAACATCAGCGTCAATTGCTCTAGCTCTTACCCATAAAAGTTTTGCACCTTTACGAGCTTGCATTTCTTTGACAATATCGAAATCTTTGTATTTTTCTAGGACTTCTTTTGGATCAGCATACAGAGATTGCAAACCAATTTTAGCAGCTTCTCTCATATTAGATGAAGCGGTTTTAATAATATAATCTCTAGCTATATTTCGGTCATTTTCATTAAGGAAACTATTTATAGTAATAGCTCCTCCTTTT